TTTTGACATTCACCACCTTTAGCGGCGTGAATCGTAGACAATTTTATTCTTGGTGGTTTATTTAATTTCTCACCATTAGCTCTCATTTTTCTTAAATAATTTACTCTTTGTTGACCTGCTTCATTAAAAGCTTCAAACCAAACTTTGTTAGTTTTTAATCCGTGGTCCTTGGTCAATGCGTCAATACCATAGAAGGATTCTTTCACCATTCCTTTTAATTTATTCTTATCAGCATGTTCAGAATTCATATAGCCATAAATTTTTTCAATTTGTTTATAAGACATTAATTGTCCTTGTCTTAAATGCTCCCAGTCTGTGACTGCTTCTTGCATATCTTTCTCATAACTTTTTTTATATTTATTTTCATAATACAAACCTTTACGATACAAAGTATCTTCTATTTCTTTAAGCATATATTTAGTTCTAGATAATATTAACCATTCGCCAGATGTCATATCAATTGATTCAACATCAAAGTGTCTATGTAAACTTCCTTCATTAGTTTTAGGTTTCCAATTCTTATCTATTCTATTTCTAATTCTATTTATAATTCCCATAGCAAGTCTATGAACTTTCATAGGAATTCTATGTGATTGAATAAGTGGAAGATTTATCATTTGATCTTGTAAAGCTATGAAAGAATCTACATCAGCACCAGCCCATTTAAAGATAGCCTGGTCATCATCTCCAGCAATAAAAGTATCTTCTGTTTTGTCCCAAATAGTTTTAGTCATATCCCATTGCATTCGGGATAAATCTTGAGCTTCATCAATAAAGACTACATCAAAGTTTGGCGACTTATCTGATTTTATAAAATTTAAAATCATGTCATTAAAATCTATTAGACCATATTCTTTTTTATATCTTTCCAATTCATTAGATATAATAGTAAGTTTATTTCTCTCTAAGTCTTGAGTATGTTCTTGAAGTTCATACTGTTGATCTGGAGTTATGTTTCTAAGTTTTGCTAAATTAATTATCTGTAAATATTCACTGTCAGATGTAAAGAATCCGTGATCTTCCTGGTGTTCAGCGTAAGCTACCGGAAAACCTAGTTTTTTTCCAAGGTCTTTATAGTGTCTTGGTTGCATCACCTGATCTTTTTTAAGTCCAAGTTTTTTAAATGCTAGTGAGTGTAAAGTTCTAAAGTACGGAAGATCATCTTCTGTATAATTAAATTGTTTCATTGCTCTGTCTCTTGCTTCGTACGCAGCTTTTTGAGTAAAAGCAAAGTAGCCTATTTTATCTGGATCAGTTTCTTTTAAATAATTATCTACTTTATTTAATAAAGTTGTAGTCTTTCCAGTTCCTGGTGGTCCCAATACTATTGTTTTCATTAAAATACATCCTTCGGTTTAAGTTCTTTTTGAGTATACTCTTCATCTTCTAAATCAAATTGTCTTACTCTAAACACAGACATTTTATCTTTTCCAATTCTTTTATCCTCACAATTACAAACCTCTTTTAACATTTGTGCAGTTCTAGAATAATTTACATCCCATCTTTGTCTAATTAAAAACTGATTGTAGAACTTACTGAATATAAAGTGATGATAACCATCATCAGTCCAGACACCACCACGTTTAAGGTCGCTCATTTCCGTTCCAATATGTCTATTTAAACAAAACTCTTCTAAATGATTCTGTAATTGGTCATTAGTTGTCACACCTTCAGGTGGTTCAACAGGTTCGTGATTCTTCATCAGTGGATTTATTATCATGTCCCAGTCTTTAGGTTTAACTGTTGGTGGTTTAAAGTCCAACTGTTCCATACAAGCTTCCTGGAATAAGTTTTGTTGTTTTAAGAATTTTACATTCTCTAGATATAATCTTTCTCCATCTACATTTAGATAATAGTAAGGTTTTTCTAATTTAATTTTTTGTAAATCTGTTAATGATGGAAATACTATCTCATCTCCTATTCCATACTTACGACTCTTACATAATTTTTTATCACAAAGATTACACATTGGAGTATCATTACATTTATAACCCCAATCTTTTTTCTCGTGTTGTTTTATAATTCTATTTAACCCAGCATCATCATAGATTGGTTTAACATGTTTCTCATTAAACAAAGAAACTTTTCCTTGCCAACCTGATGGCCATTTCTTTTTAGCATAAACTGTGTAATGAAATAATGCGTTGTCTCTACCACCTTCTTCTACATTGTTTGCTGCCATAAGTTCTATGCACGGAGGACCATCAGAAAATTCTGATTGGGGTCTCTGTACTTTTACAAGACCAATATCTATTTGTTTTACACTATTATAAATCTCGTAAAATTCTTGTACAGTGGCTGCTGTACCATCTTCTTTAAATGCATATCTTAAAGTTTCATCACCATTAAAGTATGGTAAATTTAAAAAGTTTCCTGTGTCATCTGCTGATTGTAGTTTAATTTGTTTTGGAAAGACTTCTGATCCGCCGTATCCTAGTAGTGTCTTTATTTCTGTAAGTTTGTCTCTCATTCTTTCTGCGTCAACGGGAGTCTCGGAGAAGAGAAACACGTGAGCGCCCCCACTCTTTGACCTACACACTACCAGCGGTAGTTTAAAACTTTTTATTTTATCTATTAATTTTTTATGATCAAATCCTGCATATGAATCTATATCTACACAGCCCCATATACATTGATTCTCTTCATTGATTGGAATAATTCCTAAACTTTGTGAACCTTGTAAATGTTTTAACCAAAGTTCATCTGTAACATGTTGTCGTACTACAAAAGATTGTCCTTTAACTTTTTCTCCGTTACTATTACTCGGACCAACTTTAGTACACCCATGGGCTCTCTGTAAGCCTTTAAATATATTTTTAAATTTTTCTATTATCATACAATTCTCTTAATAAGTGGGCGTATCCACTCTCGCTTAGACGCCCACTACCTAGGATTCGGTTAATACGGTATTGAGTCTTTGTTTTCAGATCCGTGTTTAACTTCCACATCACCTTTGCCAACTCTTTCAGCAAAGTTTTTTGCGATTTCGTAAACACCTTTATCTTCAACGGGACCAGCCTTAGACACTTCCCATCCAAACCATGTTCCTTTGTCATTAGACATCTGAACAGTCTTTAGATTATAAATGTGGCTATATGTTGGCGGCGTAAATAAACCGTTCTTACCTTGCAACTTAATTCCCATCATAATGGAATTCCATTTACGACTAATTTTTAATTGAGTCGCTTTCATAGAAATTAAAGCTGTCTGTGGACTCTTACCTAAAAGAATTACAAAATGATTTGCTGTATTCTCTAGATAGTTTCCATTAGGTAGACGATCTTTGTATGATTTATCCCTAGTAGTTGTTTCGATAATACCACTTTCGGCATCATGAATTGCTACGGGAGCGCCTTTACCCTCACCTCTGTCTTTCCATTCTACATATTTTCTCTCATAGTAGACTGGTAAAACATCTATCCCCTTTGCACCATCAAACACTTCGTTTGTGACACTGTTGAGAATCATTCCAGGTTTAGCACCTTGAACGTATTTCCCATCCCTCTCATTAACTTCAGGCGATAGTTGTCCTAAGACTTTCAGAAATGGTAATGCAAGATCTTCTTGCGTCATATTCTGAGAGCCAGCATTTGCGTCAGCTTCGAATAAGTTCGTAGCTAATGCACCTGCATTTTCTTTTTTTGCTATTTCTTGGTTCATTATTATTGTTTCCTTTTTATTGTTGTTTTATTTCCAACATAAATGTTGAAAAGTTCCGTTGGCATGTCTTTACCTGCCTCAATACGTTCACGGACTAACGCTTTCAGAGTCATGGGTTCCACCTTCAACTTTTGTTGTGGTTCTAACCCTTGACTCCTCGCAAGGTCAGCATAACTGCTAGCCTTGTTATCTTCGTTACGACCAAAAGAAACGGAGATTTCGTTTTTAATGATATCTCCTAGGCCGTTGTTTCGAAGCCAGTTAAACGCCGCTTCCTTATTTGCAATAGTGATGTTGGCGCTATAATTCGGTTTAACATCTACTGATGAGCCGTCCATTAACTTTAAATGAGATAAACCCATCTCACTCATCATTGTTGGAATAACTTCTCCAGATAAATGCTCTTGTTCTTTTTTTCTTTTTTTAAGACCCTCTTCTAGTTTTTCTATATCAAGTGATATATTATTTAACCTTTGAACTTGGTCTGCCAGCGACTGTATATTATCAGTTTTCTGTAATATGTCCTCCTGGTCTTTTTCAAAATCAATCATTAATTTCTCCTTTCTCGTATAAATTAATTTCAATAGGATAGTATTTACTTTCTTGTCTATCCCATTTCAATAGATTGTATTTGCCATTAGTAATATCAGAAACTATTGAACATGCTACACCTATTATTGCAGGATCACCTGTTAATAATAAATGATCTCCTTCTTTAAAATCTTTTAAACCTTTTCTTAATTTAAAAATTAAAGGACCTGGAGAAAAAATTATTTGAGAAAGTTCTGGAAGTAAAAATTTTATTTTACCATAATCAGCTGCACCCATAATATTAATTTTAGGATTACCAGCTTGGGTACCAGGAACTTCTTGTATAACATAAACTATATTTTCTGCTTTCATGTCTTGACATATAATGCAAGATGAACTATATGTCAACCCATAGAAAGAAGAAAAATTATGAAATATAAATTTAAAATGAAACCGTACGCGCATCAAATGACTGCGTTAGAAAAGTCATGGAACAGAGAAACTTATGCCTATTTTATGGAAATGGGTACAGGTAAAACAAAAGTGTTAATAGATAATTTATCTATGCTTTATGATAAAGGTAAAGTTGACGGTGCTTTAATTGTTGCACCTAAAGGTGTAATTGGAACTTGGTATAATCAAGAACTTCCTGCCCATTTACCAG